CGACAGGTCGCGTTCGACCGATACCAGCGACCAGCCCAGCAACCCCTCGACACTCCATTTCTCGGCAAAATCGCGGGTGGTTTCTTCCTCGACCACATCGGCGGTGCGACGTACTTCGCGCTGCGTATCGACGGTGGTCGCCGGATAGGATTCCTTGCCCGCCCCGGTAAAGGTGACCTGGAACGTACAGACCCCGCCATCGCGGGTGCTTTCGCGAAACCGCACATCGCTGGCCACGGCCATGAACGTCCCCAGATAGGGATGCACAAGCGTTTTTGCACCCGGAGAGTCGAGTTCGGCCCGAAGCGCATCGCGCTCGATATCGTAATCGTCACCGGCGACAAAGAACTGCAACCGCCACTCGCCCGCCTTCAGCCCCATATCCTCGGAATAGGGCAGATTGCGGCGTGGATATTCATGGATCAGCCAGCGCCGGCCGCCGGTGGTGTCCGACTGCTCGACATGGAACTTTGCCCGGCCATAATACCCGGTCAGTTCAGAATCAATTCTGTCACGCCAGCTCATGTGCTAAGCTCCGGGTTGAAAACGTGAGGAGGACATTATGAAAACCACTGAAAAACTTGCTTTGGTTGGCGCTGCATTTGGCGTCGCCGCAGGCGTTGGCGTTTACTACCTTCTGCCTGGCGCACATTGGTCGATCCCTGTCATTGCAGGATTTTTGATTGCTGGCGGAATGTATAGCGGTCTTGTCAAACAGAAGGCTGAAGAGAACCAGGCCAACCAGGGTGACATGACAGGCAATACGTGACATCACGGCGCGACCCCCAGCATTCCGGACTCCACGCTGAAATCCATCGCCCCCTGGCGACGGGTTTCTGCCATTCTGGGCCGACCTTCCTGATCGATCACAATCCGCAATTCGCCACCGGTCTCGACCCGCATCGGGGCCGGTACCGCCGCCCGGTCGCCCGCCACGGCGGGGCCGGACGGGCGTGGTGCCGCCATGCCCGACAATCCCATCTGGTCGCGCGCCCAGTCCGGCATCCAGTCCGAAAGCGCATTGACCTTTGCCGACAACCAGCCAATCAGTTCGGTCATTTTCTGGTCCATGCCAGTCCACAATCCGGCAATCCACTGCGCCCCGATCTCGCTCAGCGGTCGCGCGCCGAACAGTTCGAACACCGCATCGATACCCTTCATCAGCAACCCGGCGGGTGAAAACGCCAGAAGATCGCCAGCAATTTCGCCGATCCCCCGATCAAAGAACCGGCCGATCCCGGCCCACATTTCCCCGAACCATCCGGCAACACCGTCCCAGTTGCGATAGATCAGATAGGCCGCCCCGGCCAGTGCCGTGATACCGGTAATGATCCAGCCAATTGGCGTCGTCAGCAACGCGATCGACAGCGCACGGATACCGGCAATCGCTGCCGGTACCGCACGGGTGGCCAGACCGATCAGGCCGGTGCCCATCCGCGCACTCATCACCCCTACGACGACACCAACCCGGGCGAATGCGATCAACCGCCCACCAAGTGTCAGGATGCCAGAGCCAAGAGCCATGACTGCCTTGAACGCCGTCACACCTGCGGCCTTTGCAAGTAGGCCAAGTTGAATTGCGGACATCACGACAGAGATTATGAACCGCCCGGCCATTAAAGCTGCAACGGCCCCGATCAAATTCCCATAACCACCAACCCGATCAGCGGTCCAGGCAACAGCCGCACCGACATTACGCATGCCGCCCCAAATATCGCGAATGCCATCGACGATATCGCGCGAGATGGCCTCACGATTGGCCCGGCCAAGCGCGCCCATATCACCGATCCATTCGTTGATTGCCGGTAGAAGATTGCCAACCACCGTCGCCTGGATGCTGAACAGCACCGCCTGCAGGTCACCCATCTGGCGGGTATAGGCTCGCGAGTTTTCAAGCTCCTCGGGTGTCAGGATGCTGCCGCGATCATGGGCGGCCCGCATCATGCGCTCGATTTCCTCGCGCGTGGCACCAAGCATCTCGACCATCTGCTCGGCCGCCTGGCCACCAAAGAGCTCATCCATGATCCGCTGGCGGGCGGCATCGTTCTGGACCTGGCCGATCTTCTCGCGTACCAGGTCGAACAGGGATTCGGTGCGGCCCTCTGTCTTCCGCAACTCCTCAATCCCGATGCCCAGGCGCTTGAATGCCTCGGCCGCAGGGCCACCCGCTGTCATCACGAATTCATCAGCCCGCATCGACAGTTCTTTCAGACCGTCGACCAGGGCATCATTCTGAACACCGAACTGCTTGCCGACATACTGCCATTCCTGCAGCCAGGTGGTGCCGACACTCAGCCGCCGGGCAGAATTCTGAACCTCCATCCCCAGATTTGTGACACCCGACACCAGCCGCTCGACCCCCCAGACGGCACCGGCGGCAATCCCCCCCATCCACAGCAATCGCTCGCCCAGGCGTTTGCCGTTCTCGACCGCCGAACTGATGGCGGTACCGGCCCGGCGTGCGGATGCCGTCAACCGGTCCAGCCCGACCTGGCGTGAAATGCCCGACAGGGATTGCTTGATGCGTCGAGCCGGGCCAGTGACCCGGTCGACGATCTCAAGGATGATGCTGGTGACCATGTTAGACATCGGTGTTTTTCATATCCTCGGCCAGGGAGCGGGCCTGTTCGAACCACCATTTGAGATCGTCCAGATCCATCTCAAGAAGATCGGTGGGATTGAAACCCGGAAAGGCGAGCGCCACGGTGCGGATCAGCGCGGCCCAGTCTTGCGGCGTCTGGGCAAAAAAGGTTCGACGGCCACCAGACACAGATCCATGTCACGCCCGTCAATCTCGTCCATGGCGTGCATGGGCAATCCCGCGATGGCGGCAAGCAGGGCAAGACCCTTGGCGACGTCGCCCTCGGCCTGATCCATCTTTTTCAGATGCTTGCCCTTGACCTTTTTAGGCAGTGTAAGGGTCTCGACAGTGCGATCGCCATCAAGCCGACTGTGCTGGTAGGTCATTGGTTCGACCAGTGTCACGACGAAGGCATCGCCCTTGTCGGCAATGCGCGCCTGCTCTTCTTCGGTCAAATCGATGCCGTCAATCTTGTCGCGCAGCGCGTCGAGCTTGTCTTTGTCATCCATCGGTTAAACCCTTTCACAGGTGCGTGCGGACATATTCAGGCGGACCTGACCCTCGCCGCTGTTGAGTTCGGCGGTTTCCGTCACGAACGCGCCGGTCAGCATGTAGTCCTGGCCGTTGTCGCATTCGAACAGCACGGTGGCATCGCGAATACGGCTGACCTCGACAATGTCGATATCCTCGGTATGCATGACGGTTGCCTGAAGGGTCGGCGCGACCGGCTCCTCGGTGAAGAACACGCGACGGCCAGCCATCTTCGTGGTGCGATTGGCACCACCCGGATTAAGCGTTGCACCGCGTTCGGTGGGGAATTCCTGGCCATCGATCCGGATCGTGGCCACCCCGGTAATACGTCCGCTCATGGGTTTTTAAACTCCTGTTAAAAGGGGACTGACAGCCTCTTAGCGACGGAACTGGGTCTGCTGGGCGTGGACCCGGTACTGACCAATCAGCATCGGCTGGTCGATCACATTCAGACGGTCGGGATCATTCGGGTCGATGTTTGCCTGCACGGTCGCGGCATACCCTTCGTAGTCCCGAACCCAGCCGTAATTGCCCATCAGCTCCAGCCGATAGAGACTGAGCAATTCCGTGCGCGCCAGCTTCGGCGTCATGATCGGCTGGCTCGGATCGTAGAATTCCCGATCTTCATCGGCCGCCAGCTTGTGGCGCGGATACTTCCGGGCAAACAGGCTGATCTGTTCGAACCGGATGTGTTCCAGCGTTTCGGGCGTATTGATGTTCAGATAACTGTCATCGGCAACACCACTGGAATTTTCCTGATAGGTCGTGATCTGGCGTTCGATCTGCACACTGCCGTCACTGGCAACCGTGTAGGTCGAGATACCATCATACAGCAGCAAGTTGCGTTCCGGATCGGACCAGCGCACCCCTTCTGACGGAGGGATAATCTCCGGCAGGGTCAGCCGCTGCAGCGGCCGGGCCGGGTCGATGGCAAGGGCTGCGGCCGCAACGATCGTGTTGGTCGCTGCCCAAATCCATGTCGGGCTCGGGGAAAGATTGGTTCCCATGATTGTCAGGTGCGGCGAGTTGCGGCCATTCCCGACCGTCGCGGTCGCGCTGTGCGTCCCGCGATAGGCCGCAAAGGCGCGGCCACCAATCTGGCGCATCGGGCCATAACGGTCGGCCAGCTCATCCTCGATCGCTTCCAGGCTGACGGTGTCGGTATAGGGCATGCAAACCCAGTTCCACCATTCACTTCCCATCCCGGCGATGACCGGGTCCATGTCCGGATTGACAGCCCCGCCGGTCGGCTGGGTATAGGTCAGCTGCAGGCCCATCGGATACTGTTCGCCCTTCACGCTGTCGCGCAGGTCGATATCGTTGCCGGTTTCCCCGCCCCAGCGGCAGGTCAGGTTGACCTTGCTGGTGGTGACATCATCAATCACGGCCGTGACCGGTAGCCGGTCATCGGCATTAACCGCGTCGACAATCGACTGGGCAACAGCGTCGGGATCATCCCCGGCCGTCATTTCGACCCAGATACGATAACCCGCAACATAAAGGGCAAGCGGCCGGGTTTCGGTCGGGCCTTCGGTGACCTCGATGGCACCCTCCGCCTCGACGGCCGTGGCGGCATCGTCAAGGCCAATCGCCCAGGTCTCGGTAAACAGGTCGACTTCCTTGATCGCGCGCATCATCTCGGCCAGCATCGAGCCCCGACCGAACAGCTGATCGGCCTGCTCTTTGCGGGTGATACGAACCGGGTTGCCGGAATACGGAATCCCGCTGGCCAGCTTCTGGCCAATCACCAGAACCTTGCCCATGAAAACCGCATTGCCTGCCAGCCGGCTATCGAACTCGATATACCAGCCCGGCAGGCGCAGGGCGGCAGGAATGTCATTAAATACAGTTGCACTGATCGCCATCAGTCAGCCTCCTTCAGCTTGGTCGCAGCGCTTTTGCTTACGGCCTTTGTCTTCGCCGGCGGCTTTGCCTCGACGATCGATCCTTCGAGTTTGCGGCGCGCCCAGTGACCGCTCCAGTCGACCCAGATCCCGTCATCGGGGATCGGTTTTCCGTTCTGCGGCTGGCGCACCACCAGCCCCTCGCGGGCCGGTTTGATATATCGCTTGGTCACGGTCAGCTCTCCTCGTTGGCCGTTGGAAGTTCGACAAGGGTCTCGGTCGGTGGGCCATCGCT